TGTCCGCGTCACCGCTGGCGTAGGCCGTAGCCCATGCCGTATCTTTCTGCAGATCCGCTATGCGCGCCCGCGCGCCCTCGCTCGTCATACCGAAGCTCTGACCGCAGCCGCCATCGGCAAAGCGATGCTCGCCCAGCGACTTGCCGAGGCTTGCGAATACGGTAGCCGCCCGCTTCACGCCTATGGCCTTCTCGATCGCCATAGCCTCGTCATCGGACATCCCGCCGGCCTTGCGCACGCGCTGGGCCAGGGCAACGTTCTTTGCGTACTCGTCGCCCTTCCATTCGGCCTTGAGCGCGGCAATGTCTGCGTCCGCGGCCTGGGAGTGCTTGCCCGCCTCGGTCGCCTGAAGCCCGGTTGTGTACTCGTTCCACTTCGCCGCGAGTCCTGCGGCCTGCGCTTTGGGTATGCCAAGCTCGTGAAACCAGCCCGTCGCTGTTTTGAGGAACTCACCAGCATCGCCGTCAGGCGGGGTGATTCCGTAATCTTCGGGTTTTTCCGGCAGCCCGAGCTTGGACATGATTGCGCGAAAGCCGTCCTTGTCGTTCTCGTCCTTCGGCATCCGCAGGATCTGATCCGCAGGCACGCCAAGCTTTGACTCGGCGTTGCGGTACATGGGCAGCACCTTCGCTAGCGCCGCCTTCTCGTCAAGCTTATCCAGGCCCATGCCCGCGACCCAGGTGCGATTTTCCTCATCCAGCGCAGCAGCCCAACCATCGGCTATTGCGCCTGCCCCGCCCTCGGGAACGCCACCATCTGCTAATACGCTAGACATCAGTCAATTGCTCCTCAAGTTGTGCGCGCCGTTCCATGTCCCGAAGATCGCTGTCGTCGAGATTGAGCATGGCCGTGACGCGCTGATAAACCTCTTGCCGCGCAGCTGCCGCGACTGAGGCAAACGGATCGACCTTTCCATCCAGGCCGGTCTTGATCGTTGGCTTGTTGCCGTAGCAAAAGCGCCGCAGTTCCGCGAGCACAAGCACGCCGTCGCCGTGCGGTTTCCCGTCCTTGCCATTGAATGTCCGGCGGAAGGCGGTACGCAGCGTCCAGAGGCGGCGGATGTGGTCACGGATTGCGCTCACGCTTTCCCTTTAACGTCAAAACAGCCCTCTTGGGCGCTTCGTCCGGTTTCGATTTAATCTTTTCGCACGGCGCATACCAGCCCTGTTCCGTGAACACCTTACGGCGCAGCCCTGTTTCCATGTCTATGCGTCTCGCTTCTGCTAATGTCATTTCAATGTTCACGCTGGCGCTCCCATTGGCTGCGGAACCGATTGAGCCGTCGCCGCTGCCTGCGTCAAGTCCTTGGCCGCACTAGCGGCAACCGGCGCAGCGGCTAGCAACTGTTCCTGCATTACCTGCTGGCGCTTCGCCTCTTGCAGCGCCTTCATAGCCTTTTCGCTTCGCATCACCTTGGCAGGGACGCCGTTGATTTCGGCAAGCTCGCGCGGCAATAGTTCGGTGTCGAATACGTCATAGACGGACGGATCGATCTGCGCCATCGGCGCCAACTGCTCGAACGTGCGCAGGATCGCCACCGAATCCTCGGAGCGCAGCAACCGGGATAATGGACTCGTGTATTCGATGCCCAGCGTTTCGGCCAGGTCGATTGACATCGCGCCGCTCATCGGGTCTATGTCGACGTTCAGGAACGGAAGCAACTCCTCCGGCGGCGGCGGGATCAGGTCGTTTTCAGCCAGTATGTCGATCTCGCGCCGGATCATCGGTCCCAGCCATTCGGTCTGCTGACGGCCCGCAATCGGCGCAAGCAACTGCCCCTTTTCCTGCGCACGCAGCATCGCCTCGGTCGCGGTCATTTGCGGGTTATCGACAAGGATCTGGAACAGGGTGAGCCAGAACGCTTCATTGATAAGCTTGCGCTTGCCGTCGGCCAGTTCCTGCGCCCAGGGCAGATTCGCGCCGGTCTGCAGCGGATGAACCAACTGCCGCCCCTGCTCGTCCACACCGCCGAAGTTCAACGCCCTCGGACGCATCTGGAAGCCTTGCAGCGAGCCATCCTCGAACAGCAGCAGCGGCGGATCGACGCTCAGGTGCCCCGCGCGCAGCGTCGTTTTCTCGATCTCGTTGAGCATTTTGATGTCGGGCAGCAGCATGATCGCCGGTCCCCGGCCCCGTATCTCGCGCGGGTTCGTGCTGTAGCGGCTCGTCATGAACGGATTGCGCTCGTAGCCGCCCTCGGACACGATCTGCTTGCCCTCCACGCTCACATAGATCGACTCGAACGCCATCCCCGCGGCATCCTTGCGCCCGCGCTCACGGTCCATCCTGGGCCCGACGTAATGGATGAAATCAAACTTGGAAACCTCGTCGTTCTTCGTGTACTTCTCGCGTATCTTGTCCGGCAGGTTTTCGATGCCGAACTCCTCAACGGCTTGGCGCGCGGTGAAGTCAAAGCGCCGGTAGTGAACGTCAACCATGCCGTGCGCGTTCTCGGTGAAGTCGATCTCTGCCGGGTGCATGGACTTGTAGCGAATCCCGCGCCCAATCTGCTCGTCGACGTAGAAAGTCTGCACGCCAAAGGCCAGAATCGACCGGATAGCCTCTTGCGCCTGCCCGCTGAAATTTGACTTGGGCGACCGGCGCACGGCAAACAACGTCTTGCGGATTTCGTCCAGCCACGCTTTGACCGGCTGGTACTTCATCAGGTCCGGGTCGTCCAGGTTCAGGCCGTGCCACAGTTGCGAATCAGGCACCATCAGGGAGTGAAATGCAGCGGTCCCACGGTCCAGCGCCAGGGCTGCGGTCGCATCGAACATCTTTTCGCCGCGCCCCTCGCCCGGCGTGCGCTTGGTCACGAAGTCCGACATCTGCGGGCAGACGCGGTCCGCAACCTGCTGATACAAGTTTTCCCAATTTGACCGTGTACCGCGCAGCTTTTGCTGCTGGTCGATGATCTTCTGCGCGCGTTCGCTCATGAGCCGATCAGCGTCTTGGTCTGCACGGGCGTTGGTCCGACACCCTCGGGTCCGGTCAGCACCGAGGCAGCCTGCCCGCGCTTGCGGCTCATCGCATCGGCTGCCTGCCTGCGCCTCGCGGCCTCGTCAATCGTCGGTGCCGGCGGTGGCGGCGGCGGTGCTGCTGGTGTTTTGGCCCCGAGTCCAAGTATTTCCATGTCAATCTCCGAACATTGAGTATTCGCCGGCCGCAACGCGCGGCCCGCCGATGAGTGGTTTGCCCGCCTTGCGCACGCCCTCGCACGCATAGCGCAGCGCGTCGATCATGTGGTTGTGCTTGTCCGCGAGCTTGGGCAATACCTGCCCGGTCAGCGGGTCGGTCTCGTAGCTGTACAGTGATAACTCGTCGATCACATGCTGGCAGCGCGGATGCACGTAAATGTCAAACGACTTGAGGAACTCGACGCCCTCCTCCAAAGATCGCGGCCCTTTGATCGCGGCGTTGATCTTCGGATAGCCGTGCTTGCGCATGTAGCTGATCGTTTCCGGTCGGGCTGAATCGGCGGTGATGAAGTACTTGCGCGACTCGTCCACGCGGTCAAACAGGTCCGGCAGTTGATCGATCTCGCAGCCGATCATGTACGCCTCCTGGTCCACGTAGAGCTTGCGGCCGTCAAGGAAACAGCGCACCAGCACGCTCGGATCAATGGCGAATCCCCAATCCGCGCCAAAGCGGAATATGGCCCCGTTTGGCGTGTCGAACTCCTCCACCTTCCAGTTGCGGAATACGCGGGCCTCGGAGTTGCGCTGATACCCGCCAAGCCACACATGCGCGAACTTGTCCGGGTCGCGCTTCTGGTCATAGGTGATTTCGGCAAGCAAAACATCGGGCAGCCACGGATTGTCGCGGTAGCTGACTTCAACCACCCTCGCATCCGGCGGCGGATCGTCGCAACGCAGGAGCACATCAACCGGGTCGGTCGGCAGGTTCGGGTTCCACGAAAACCACATTTCCGAATCCGGCGTGCGAATCGTAGGCCGCAACAGGTCCAGGCTGCGCTGCGTCATAACCTGCGCTTCCTCGAACCAGGCGCGGCGGAATCCCTCAAGCGATTTGATCGACTCGGCGGTCTGATTCTGCATCCCCTCGAAGATAATCACGCCACCAGACTTGGACAGAATGCGCTTGTCCTGAACATCGAAGTGATAGCCTACGTTCATGGACGCGATCTTGGTTTCGAGCAGTTTCTTGACGCTGAACTGTAGCGACTTCTGCACTTCGCGCAGACAGACGCAATCAAGCTTTTCTCGCAGCGAATCCTCAACCATCATCCCGGCGAAGAAGTGAGACTTAGCCGATCCCCGGCCTCCATGCGCGCCCTTGTAGCGCGCTGGCTCCAGCAGCGGCAGGAATGCCCTGGCGGTCTGAATTTGGAGGTTCACGGATTCGCCGCCGGGTCCACGATGACGCGCTCAATCTTTTCAATCTTGAGCGGATTTTCTGGGTCGCCGGACAGCTCTGTGCGCGTCAGATCGGGAATGGTTTTGTTCAACAGCCCAAGGGCGGCCCGGATACGCTGGCCCATCAGCGGCGCATCCTCAGGCTTGGCCTCGCGCCATGCGCTACCGCCGCCCGCGAGCCGTTCCTTGATTTCGTTATCGGCGGCGAAATGCGTCAGCATGTCAATCAACACGCTCGCCTGAATCTTTGCACGGATGTCGTCCTGGTGACGCTTGTGGATTCGTTCGGCCATGCGCTTACTCGTTTTCCTCGTTGAAAAAATACCGGTTCATGCGCCAATGCCCATGTCGCCCCTAACGCGGTAGCATCGCTGATAGACCTCTGTGGCCATCGCCGCCGAAGGCACGCCTGGGTTGTCGTACACCGCGTCAAACTCGCGCTTGAGGAGCGCCATCATGTCCGCCGGCGCCGCCTTGTTCGCATCGGCCAGCTGCTTCCAATGCTTCACCCGGTCCGCATCCAGATCGCGCACATCGGCGATG